CATCCCGACTGCAGGCTATCTCGAAAGCTTGTCTTTCCGGCCTGAAGTTCCTTGAACATCTTGTCCGTAACACCAGCGGCTGCAGCTGTACGCTGAAGAGCTTTCTGAAACAGCTCGCCACCCATGCCGGCATTCACGACCGAATTCCAGTCCATGAGCTTCATGCTGCCAGTGGAAATCGCCTGCGACATCTGGTACATGGCGCGCGAAGCCTGCTCGCTGTTCGAGCCCGAAACGGCAGCAAGGTTTGCGATACCCTGTATGGAATCGACAGCTGTATCCAGTTCGACACCGGCCGCGGTAAACGTGCCGATGTTGCGCGTCATCTCAGTGAAGTTGTAGATGGTCTTGTCGGCGTATGTGTTCAGCTGATCGAGCCGATCATTCACGATGTCCAAGCGCTGCGCATCGGTATAACCCGCCTTGACCATGTCGTCACGAGTGTTTGACAGAATGGTCTGAACGGAATTGATCTGGGTTTCGTACTCCTGAAAACCGGAGTGGACAGGATCGATGGTTAAGGAGTCGACAAACCCCTTGACCGACCCCAGCATGTTGAATGCAGAATTGGCGATGCGGCGAAGCGCTTCGTCAGCGACGGTTCCCATAATCGAGAACTTGCTGGTGATGGCCGTTGCGGCGGAGGCGACCGTGTCCAGATTGAAGTTTCGACTGACTCGGCTGAGATTCTCCAGCTCTCTGGCGGAGTCCTCGAGTTTCAGACTCTCTTTGAGCTTGTCCAGCGACTCGACACTCGATTTGACATTTCTGTCAAACTTACTATTGTCGAATTGCATTTCGACAATCCGGCGATCGATATTGTTCACGACGAAATGACCTCCTCCCACGCGTCATTGGCAATGCGCTCGAACACCGGCTGCATCGCTGGGTTGATGTAATCGATTCCCTGTACGTACCCGCCCGTGCCGGTTCCGTGTCCGTATTGCAGGATCACGGCGATCGGCACGCCGTCATTCACGTTCGAATTCGTCCAGTAGATGCTATAGCTGTCGCCGTTTTGTTCAATCTCGTAGTCCCAGGCGGCAGCCGTGGCACCGGAATCGACCGGGGTTGCGGAGGCAAGCGCCCTGACTCCCTCCTGGCCATACCGTTTGAGAATCTCTACGACGGAAACCTGGGATGCCCGTTTGAAAAAGTGTTCGGCATGCCAAAAGTCACCTTTATGCCGGAAACGAATCATGCGCTCACCTCCTTCTTCTATCCTTTAGTACCGAGTCGTTCCTTGCGTGCAGCATTTAGTGCGCTTCGATTGTTCAGGAATTCCCGACGGCTTCCTTTCTTCTTTTGCGGCGCATTCTTGATGTTGCATACGCGAATAAGTGTCAACAACCGATTCAAATGCCACTTCTGGCACTCAAAAGGAATGTTCAACGCGATCATCCAATAATAGATAACCTCTGACGTGATGACTTCGCGACTGAAGCGTTGATTGGCACGTTCGTTAAACCATGTAGCCGTCATTGGCTCCTCAATGTAGCGGTTGACCTCTTCGAAATTCGCTTTCGTCAGGCCAGTATAAACCATTGGATCGACATGCTGATTGAGTGTCATGCACCGCACATAGTCGGCGCATTCTTCCACGGTCTTGGAATCCTTTCCAAGAAAGGGTTTTCGCCACTTTTGCTCCCATTTTGACACGGAGAGCAATGAGTGCTCCAGCTGCAAAACCGTCGTCTTTGTTTCGCCGAATGTGTTCGTTCGCTCGTCGAAATACTCGTATCCTGGAACGGTCAACTGCAGCATTTCGACATCACCCTTAGTTCACCGGAACGAGTGTCGGCGGATTCGCAGAATCGCCTTCCGGCTTCTGCGGAATGATATGGTTAAAGAATTCGGAGGCGGCATCGGCATCTGTTGCCAGCTCCATAAACAGCTTGGAATAAGCCTCCGTCTGAGTAAACGCCTTCACAAGTTCGGGAGACTTCTGAAACTGCCTGCCGTCCGGCGACTTCACGCCATAGCTGCGGGCGATCAGATCTTCAAACGTGTCGATGATCTGCTGTCCGTTCTGTTCCTGAACAATCCTCTGCATCATCTTGGTGAGACCGCCCGGCGTGCTGAGCTCGAGTTTGGCAACTTCGGCCTCGGTCAGGTTGAAGTAAAAGTCTTCCGTTCTCTCATTGCCATCGTAATCCGTATAGGAAATGGTCTTCTTGTACATCTTCTTTTTCTCCTTTCACTTAAAAAGAGGCGGTACCGGTCGAAGTACCGCCTCGGTTCTCCATTGCGTGAGAGATTAATCCCCAGTCACTTTACTCAATTCAGTAATGATTTCATCGGGGGTCTTCAGAGCGGAATCAACGCTGGCCGTGCCATACAGGAGGTCTTCCAGGGCTTTCATCTTTTTGGCTCCGAGCTTGGTGGAATCGAACTCCAGCTTGGCCGTCGGCTTGTAGGTGGAAACCGGGATGGGAGTGCCCTCGACATCCCAGTTGAACGTCGCGGCGTCCGGAGAATCGTTCACGGTGTCGTGCGACTTCTCGGTCGGAGCGGCGCTGAGGCCATAGGCAATATGAATCTTGTAGCCGAATTCGTTGGTATTAGCGTTGCCGATTTCAGTGCGCCAGCACAGGCCAAACTTCTTGCGGGGCTGCTGGCCAACATACATGCCCGGAATCGGCTGCACAGAGCCATCGCATTCCGCAAAGCTCTCGGGATAGGTATACGCTTCGATGCTGGCGTGGTATTCTTCCGCGCCGCGGATACCGGCATACTGAATGCCATCCGCCCAGAGCTTGGTCTCATCGGCACCTTCCGGATTGTCGGAAATGTTGATCAGGCCGTTCCAGGCCTCGCCGGCACCGTACGCGCCGTCCGCATTCATCTTAAAAAGAACGCCTTTGGATACGCCATACTCGTAAAGTCTGTTCTCGGCCTCATCCCAGGTGATCGGTCCATTAGGCATAATTTCATCCTCCTCAATCAATAGTAGAGCGTGAATACATCATGATGCAAATTGTCAGAGACAAAATGCCGATCGTGTGAACATTCGGAAAACTCGGCAATTCTATAGGGAACTTGGGATTCCGGATCTCTGTCGATGACCGTTACCGAATAGCGATTGCGATGATAGTAGGGCTGGTTGTTTGCATGCTGCATCTCTATGCGGTCCCTCTCATACACAATGCACGGATAGGCCATCTTGAATCCCTCTGGCGGTTGGAAGTAGACGTTTCTGGATCCGAGCGCACTCACCAGAAGTTCGTGGAGTTCATTCCGTCGGTCCATTGTAGACGCCTCCAATCGTCAGAATCAGGCGGGGGCTCTGGACCTCCACATTCGTGACTTTCCAGAATACCCCCATCCATTGTACATACCGAATGGCAAAGAAATGCGAGTAGGCATAGGGATCTGCCACGATGCTCAGGCTGTTGTTGATGACCACGTTGTCGTTTACGCTCTCGCCGGATTCCAGCCGCCTCGCATTGCGGATCACGTCGCCATAATAGTTACGCTCGGTAATCGCGTCTTCAAAGATTCCTGGCCTCGTCTCCCTCGTTTCTGTATAGCCTATCTTGCCATAAAACTTTGCCATTTTGACAGTTCACCTCATTTGATCAGCTGTGCATCTCGCCGTCGGCAAGCTCACCGGTTACGTCCATTTCAAGCGCAATCGCGGAGAAAGGACGAGTCAGAGCACCGGAGCAGCGAGTTTCCAGCAGGCTGACTTCCTGGTTGAAGTTCAGGTCGAAATCCGTGAAGTGCGTGATCTCGCCACCCTTCGTGGCACCAAGGCTGTAGTCGCTGAAGTTCACCATCAGGCCAAGCAGCTGCATGGTCTTCACGACATCCACTCCGGATTCCTTGACCGTCTTGGAGCGGGTCTGACCTTCAAACTGCTCACAGGTGATGATCTCGTTCACATTGAGCGCGGCCTTCAGTTCGTTAACGTTGTCATAGATGCGACGACCATTCAGGTCGCGAGCCAGCAGCATGACATTCACGAGATGCGGCGTGCACAGGAAGTCAGGATTTCCAGAGCCCTTATACTTCTCGCGGGCATACAGCAGGCTCTGAATCACCGCCTCGGCATAGACATAGTTCTCACCGAAGTTGGCCGTGGAATTCGTGCCGGTCATCTCCGTGCGCATAGCAGCCACGTCCACGTCCTTGTGGATGCAGTACAGTTCGTCATCGGTCCAGATCGGACGGATCTTGGTGGGATCGATCGCATTGTCACCACTGCGGCCATCGCCGATGGTAATCTGACGAGCAAGTTCTTCGTTCAGATTCATGCGATCCAGATTGTACATGTACTGCACGACATCGAAGTCAGTGATGTCAATAATGTCATCGCGGTCGATCTTTGAGCGAATATACACCGTCACCGGATCAGTGGTACGGCTGAGCAGAGGCAGAGAGCCGGCGTCGGTCTTCTGCGTGCCCTTCTTGTAGGGCTTGGCCCTGCGATTGGAGATGTCGCGGACGTCCGCCTGACGGGTGCGAATGCGGCTGATGGGGCTCTTGTGAACCTTCGCAAGGACCTTGCCGATCCAGCCCTGGTCAGTGGTCAGCAGTTCCGGTGCGCCCGGCTTGACGTCCTTGTACTCCGGAAACAGCTGAGAAATGTTCTGAATGTTGTCCGCGGCAGCATGCATGATCTCACCGTTGAAATTGTCGTCGACGTATGCTTCGATGGCGGCCTTCAGAGAGCCGCCGCCATAGCTCTTGGCCATTTCAATGATCTCCATACCGTCGGCGTGGGACAGCGCAGAACCCTGGTATTCGTCCTGCTCAAACACGTTGTGCTTCATTTCGACATCCTCCTCGTCGTCTTCATCATCGTCATCATCTTCGCTCTGCTTAATGGCTTCTTCAACAATCGCCATCACTGCAATCTTCTGCTTTTCGTTCAGGGTGTTGAATACATCCCTCAACGTCTCACCGGACTGCTCTTCTTCCAGCTGCTTCTCTTTCTCGTCGGCCACTTCTTCTTTCTCCCCCTTGTCTTTGTCGTCATCATCGGCGTGATATAGATCGATGTACTCGCCAGTAAACAGGATACCCTGTTCCCGATCCTCGACGACCGTTCCATCTTCGTTATGGGCGATCACGGAGTCGATAAACGCTCCGGGATTGGCACCGGCCAGCACAAGGCTCACTTCGCGAATCACGCCATGAAGAACATTGCGGCCCTGCTCCTTGAGCTGGTTTGCATAGATGGAGAGCTGGTTGATGTCACCATGCTCTACCAGTTCTTTCGCGGTCTGACCGCTCGGCGTGTTGTTGAAGAAGCATTCCGTACGAACACCCTCGTCGGCATTGTGCAGAACGGCATATCCGAGCACATTGTCCGGCTCATTGTGGCGGTGATTCCACACCAATGGAACCTGCTTCCCATCACAATCCTTGAACGCGTCTTTCATGATGACACGTCCGTCCGAACATCGAAGATTCGCTCGGGTAGCCCATCCGGAAAAGTCACACTTTCTACCCATTTTGATCGATCTCCTCGTCTACATAGTTTTCATCCACTTCGCCCGCCATCGGGTTGGCTTCGGCAGACGGATTCAGATTCTTGTTTCTAAGCACGTCCGCTTCCGGATCTCCGCTCGGCTTCATTCCGATGATCTGACGAATCTCGTTGGATGTCATGATCTCGTTCCGCGTGAATTTGTCAGCAATCTCAGCGATGTCGTTGACGGGTACCAGCTTGAACGGATCGCGGAAGAACGTCACTGTCTGACGCTGAGAGCGTGCAGTCTTTGTCAAGAACTTGCGCCTCATCTCATCGACAATGGCGGACAGAATCGGCTCAATCGTGCGATTGTAATAATTCAGCATGGTCTTCTCGTCTGCGGTACCGTCAAGAATCGTCCGCGTAATACCGAGCTGACTGTAAAGCAAATCGGTCAGATACTCGATCTGCTTCATCAGATTGTTCTCAATCGGGCGGTTCAACTGCGTGATGCGCTCGGTTCCGTCTGTGTATGCGATACCATACTTACCCTCGGCCAGCTGCGTCTCGATGTCCTTTCGACGAGACTCGGCCTGCTTACGGCGTGCCTCTGTCTTAATGATGTACGGCAGCTGAATGATCAAATCGAGTTTTCCGCTGCTGGTCTGCTCATCGACGACGTCCAGCAATCCGAGTTTCCGGATCAATCGCTGCATTGTCGAGTTCGGCTCATTCATAACAGCGAACAACGGATTCTCGATGACTGCAACCATAGACTTTGGCAGCACGAGCTCTTCACGCCGTCCCGATTCTTCGTTGTAGACCTGAACCCGGACATGTTTCGGATACCAATCGAGTACCTTTCCGGTTCGCATTGTCAGAATATCGATTCCGCCATTCCGCAAGGGACTGATGTTGGTGTCGATCGGAACAACCGCAACGCTTCCTTCATCCAATAGGCTCATGACTACATCCTGGATGAACCCGCGGCCGGTCTGATCAATGTTTGCCTCTATGGTCAAACAATTGTTGAGTCCGGACTTGATCTCTTCGAGGAATCGTCCGTTCTCATCCAGTCGAACATGGCGAACGTTCATCGCAGCGGCATCCATAGCGATTCTGTTGTATACAGAAGTGACAATGGAACGTTCATTGCCGCGAGTGAAGCGAACTCGATCCGGACGATAGCTGGATACCGGACCGGTACTGACATACGCGGTCGGGTCCTTGTTCTTGAATGCGTTCCAAGCATGTTTAAGCCTGCTCATCAATGGCATGTCGATTTCCTCCTGTTATGTCGGGGTCCGAAAAACAGCGTAAAATGTCTATATGAAATCGGGAGGATCATTTACAGATGTACAAGCTGATCTGCTGTACAAGTAAATATGGGATACGGAAGATTCCATGCTGTCGGATCATCTGATGGACCTTCCTGATCGCTCTCGACCAAATAGATTGTCGATCCGTCCTCCATGAATTGAACGTCTACAATATCGCCAGTGACACCGGTATCCGCTATCAGGACGTGATCGAATTCAGCAAACATCTCATTATTCTCCCTTCACGCGTCTGTCACGATACGCCGTAATCAAGCGCGGTTCGTCGGAATCGCGATCGATTTGCCATGCCGTGGTAAACACCTGTTTCATATGTACGCCGAGCGACATCGGGATATGAAACTGAACGCTTCCGTTCAGGCCTTCACGTTCTCCGACCCTCTTTGCAAAATCGAAACATTCTTCCATATGCGTGAACAGAAGATCGGAATCCCCATTCGTATACCCTACCGCAAAGAACTCGTCTGCGTGTTTTGTCCCCGGCATGAGACAGTATTTTTCCAACTTAGCCTTCGCAACCGTAAACCCTTTTCGACTGTGATACGTGAAGCGGTCTGGCATCTCAACATATTGCTTGCCCCGGCCCGCATCGTCGCGGCCGCATAAGGTGTCCTGGAAAGTGTCCATCGTCGTTTTCAATCGAACGCCTCCCTGTTGATCTTATAAGCGATGAATGCATCCATCATCGCGGCTACCGCATCGATCTTTTGCTCGTATCGCTTCTTCAAAAGTTTTCGGTTTCCATTGGTATCCTCAATCGCGATACAATTCCCCATGGCAAAGGTCATCAAGCTCTCATCGAAAATCAAAAGCCGCTCTTCTGCGAGTTTCTTGAGCTCGCCCAGTGGCACAGATTCGGTCTTGACTCCCTGTATTACTTTCTCGATGCCAAACGGTCCATTCTCACTCTCCCATCGCGCAACGAATTCTTTTGCGTTGTACGGATCGAAACCAAATGCTCGAACATCGTATTCCATCGACGAAATATGTTGATCAAGATCATCATAGACGACCATCATGTCCAGAATCGTCCCGTCAAGGACGACCAAACTTCCCTCGTCAATGAACTCCTCATACTTCACATGCATGGCCGCAGGAAGCCGATCAAACGTCAACTGTGAAATATAGTTCCTTGTCTTCACACCGAAACTGCCGTCCGACAGCGGGAAAAGAAAGGTGAACGCACAAAAGTCATTACCCTGCGAGAGATCGGCACCGAGTGCACATGGCATTTGCCAATAGCTGTGCTTCGGGTGCTTTTGGATCTCCTCGTATGTAAAGTAGTATGATAGTCCCTCCATCGGTATGCCAAATCGCTTCGCAAGGATCTCGTTCTTGTCCGCGGGCGACTTCTCGATCTTATCGACTTCACGCTGATATGTTTCATAGCTGACTGTCTTCCCGAGATTCGGATTCGCCTTCATCCACATGGCCGGATTCTTTACCTCGTCAATGGAATCCAGACGGTAATACCAAATGCTCACCCAAGGCTGGTCCAGTTCACCGCGAAGAATCTTCATCAACTCCATCTTCATGGTATCGCCGATAGCATTTCGGACGGTTCCCTCTGAACTGATGGCAACAATCAAATAGTCGTCGATTTTGGAGGAGCCCTGTTCAATGGCATTAACGACGTTTTCCCGAACATCACAGGAGAGCCACTCGTCAATGGTGGCGATCTTAGTTCGCATCGACTGCAATTTATCGATGCTCATCGGCACCGTCTCGATGTAGCTGTCTGTCAGAAAGTTCTGAATACCCTTCTTGGTGCTCGCGAGTTTTACACGGTTTGCCCGGCTGCCTGTCGTATTTTGCAGGCTTCCCTCGGTGAGGAATTTGAACAATGGACCTCTGGCCCGCGTGATCGCCGTCCGGATCGGTGAAAGCGTCTCCTCCGCCTGGCGCATGGTGTAAGCGGTGACGATTTGATGGGTCGTGCTGTTGTCGATGTTCAGAAAATAACTCTGGATGAAGCTGGCATACATCGTCTTTGCTGCGCCTCGAGCGACTATGAGATACTGCTTGTTTGTCAGCCGCTTCTTGACATGCCGCCTTTCATACCGGATGCTTCCATCCGACTGTGGTTTGGGAACTGTTCGCTCCTCGAAATAGTACCAGCCGAAAATCTGCTCAGCCCAAAGTTTGAAACTGTCCAGCAGTTTGACATCGGAGCCATCCGTCAGCGTCAGCTCCTCCTCACAGTACTCGATAAAACCGTCGATCGCCTGGTCGTCATACCAAATGCCGGGATTGTCGATCAGCGCATCAATTCGATGCATCTCCATCTCAATCTCGGCATTGATTGGAATTTCCCCGCGCATTACGGCTTCACGAAACGCGCCATAGTATCGTGGTACTGCTGTGTTGGATAACATAAAGCAATCTATAGAACACTATCTATTCTTCTTTTCTCGTTTGGTGGTCATGGACCACGATGTCGACGACGCAGCCGGGCCACTTCCAGGTGTCGGTCTCGCAAACTTAGGGTCTTTAAGTTTTCCTGCCGACGTCAAAGCAGCCTTTCCAGTTTTTGAACTTGAGAAAGTATTGTCCGGCGTTGAGGATGTCGCGGTCGAAGCTCGAGCTGCCGCAGTTGGGATTTTACTCCGGCTATTCGATATTACAGTGGCATTTTGATACCATTTGGCCACGTTTGCAATGGTTTCCGCATCCATGTCGTTAACGTCTTTTCCCTTCCACTCATCAATATCGAACTTCTTTTCTTTCTTACTGAAGATCTTATTGACGACGGTATCAATTGCTCGATTTGTAATTCGACCAGACAGATTGTCAAGAGAACTCGAGATCCACTTCTTCACTGGGCTACTCCTGCGCTCCTTCTGCCTGGATAGCAGGTTTTCGTAGTTCTCCTCCATCTGTAAACGTCGGATCCTCTCATTCAGTTCTTCATCACTTAGTTTCGAAGCATCTTTCTTTTTCCATTTTCTTCTGTCATCATGGCCGAGCTGCGCAGGAGTTCGTCGGACCCCCCATTTCATGCCAAGAATCCCATAATGTTGCAACGAATCGCTCATTGCATCAATCCTCCTCAAGAAACAAAAAACCGGCATAAAGCCGGTTAAATAGAAACTTCCAGATCACATCATGGAGCAAAAACAGACTTGTACTCCTCCAGAACTCCTTCGCAATTGCTGACACTCAAACAAGTATTCTCTGGGAGTGTGAACACCACAGTTTCGCCCTTCGAAACTATTGCTTCCCATATTGTTTCATCCATACTAAACCCATCTTGAGCTACTTTGTAGATTGTAACCGAAGGTCCAAAACCTATCGTGTTAGTGCTCGTAAATCGATACTTCCCGGAGCGAATGTCAGTGCCTATAAAATAGCGTCCTCTTGGTAACCATCCGGCAGCGTTTTCGCCTTCCAGTACCTCCAATTGCGCTTCGGCCAGACTTATAACTTCGAGCAGTTCATCTCTTGACAAACCGCTAAGATCTGGAACTTCGCCAAAACAAATCGAGGT